TAGCAGTACAAATGTAGCAACTATTTCTCAGAGTGGGTTAATTACTATTGTTGGAGGAGGTAGTACTACTATATCGGTAACACAGGCAGCTACAGATAACTATTTGCAAGGTTCAGAATCTGCTACTTTCACGGTTGAACCGGCTGTTACAAAAATTACTCAATTTACTATTCCGAATAAAACATATGGCGATGTGCCATACCAATTGCATACGCCTGTATCAAATAGTCCAACTGCTTTTAGTTATTCAAGTAGCAATACAAATGTAGCAACTATTTCTCAGAGTGGGTTAATTACTATTGTTGGAGGAGGTAGTACTACTATATCGGTAACACAAGCCGCTACAGCTAACTATTCGCAAGGTTCAGCGTCTGCCATTTTAACTGTTACGCAGGCTGTTACAACAATTACTCCATTTACTATTCCGAATAAAACATATGGCGATGTGCCATACCAATTGCCTACGCCTACATCATCTAGAACAGGTGTTTTCATATTTATATATTCAAGTAGCGATACAAATGTAGCAACTATTTCTCAGAGTGGGTTAATTACTATTGTTGGAGGAGGTAGTACTACTATATCGGTAACACAGGCAGCTACAGATAACTATTTGCAAGGTTCAGAATCTGCTACTTTCACGGTTGAACCGGCTGAAGCAATTTTAAATAGTGTAGATGTTTATATAGGAAATGATATTCAAAATCTTGCTAATAATATATATATAGATAGAGCTTATACATCAACTCCATTAGCATTAATACTTAGACCTAATTTAAATAATTTAAATAATTTAAACAACGTAATATATTATAATAGTGAAACATATATTGGATTATTACAAGGTGACCGGTTTGAACGAACGTACGATAACGATTATATTGGTACATTTTCTAATAATATTTTCAATATTTCTGGAGCACCAGGAAAAACAACATTAACTGTATACCAACCATCTTCTACTAATTACAAAGAAAGTAATAAAATATCAGGAATTATTCAAGTATTTGATAGTCGTATGAAGTAGAAATAATAATATACACAGTGAAAATAGTTCATATAAAAATGTTACAAATCCAATATGATTTTATTAGATACAGATGTAATCCTTTATAATTTCTTATCTACGATAATCTCCTTCCCCACATTTTTCACTATTTTTCGCTCATATTTGTCGAAATTTTCTATAGGTTCGCATATAGATCGCACCATTGTTAAGTATTCTATTTGTTTCTTTTCCGTTTCTATCCAATCTGGATTATCTACTGCCCATTGCTGTAGCGCATTTCGTTCCTTGTCAGCTATTTTTACAATTGTATTTTTCATTTTGCGATGATTATCGTCTTTTTGCCACTTGTCTTCATCTTTAATATACATTATATCACGCTTTATATCAGTACAATGAATTGGACGCTTATAGATGTCTAATTCTTTGAGACCTTTTATCATCACATCTGTTATGCCGCGCGTGATCCCATTATTCTTTGAAAACAACAAATCTTCGAGAGTTATTTTAAGCGAGTCAATAAATTCAGACATATTCAGCGCATCTTTACATTTCTCGTTTAGAAATAGATTAAGATTGAAATTGTTTGTTATATTGTTATTCGTCGTATTTCCTAGTTTTGGTATTAATGTGTTTATTTGTTCCTGCTGTCCTTTTATAATTTTCATCATCTCATCGTTATCTTTAATGAGCTTCAATAATATTTCATCTTTTGTTACATTATTAGATGTATTAACAATTATATTTTCATCTTCATTTTTATTCGTTTCAGTTATCGTGTCACTATTATCTTGACACGCTTGCGACAATGAACCCATATTTATTTTTGGACAAGTCCGCTTATGCTTTGCCAACCCAGGTCGATACTTATATTCGTTACCACATACGCAGCTAAAACTTGTCTGCCCCCCCTGTGGAGTTTTTTTGTTACTCTCGGTTACCATTTTATGCTTGATGGTGTTAATGTGTCTTTCATATTCATTTTTCTTACAGCATTTAAAGTCACACATTTCGCATAAAAATTTCGGAGCTTTTTTGGCATCTTTTTCTAAAACGATAAGATTCTGTATTTTTGTATTATTGTGTTTCTTTGTATTATTATGTTTTTCTAATAAGTCTGATGTATTACAGTGTATATTACACTTTTCGCAATAATATGTTTTTTTCTCTTTAGAATCCACAACATTTATAGTAATATTTTTTGGTTTTGCTAAAGGTAATGGCTCAATACTATTAAGCGTTGCTTTAAGTAAAATAAAATATTCTTGCTCCTTCTGTCTTGCTTCATACTGATCTTTACAATTAAAAAAATTGATTATTTCCATATTCCAATTATCCCATCCACTATTATTTCTTATCGTCTCATATACCTTACACTTATAGTTATGTGACTTATTATTTATACACCCTTGTTTATGGGAATATTTCCGTTGAACAAAGTTTGTCGTATGCCCTACATACACATCAGTAATGTTAGGATCCTTACAAGTTATTTTATAAATAATTGTATTTGAATAGTCAATTTCTGTCTTTGGCATAATCTTATAAATATCTTATAAATATCTTATAATTATCTTATTTATATATATGATAACTAAAAAAATCCTAAGTCCTTTTCCTTAAATATATAAAAAGTTTGAAAAAATTATCGTCACAAATTTTTCAACTGAAAAACGCAATTTAGAGCATTATGGTCTGAGTGACGAATGCATCGTTTTTTTCAAATCTATTTTGGAAAAATGAAAAAAGGACATTTATAAATGTCCTTTTTTGAAAAACCCTCCAGAGATTTGAAAAAATGAATCATCATCATCGCTTTCAACTATTCTGCTCCATTTCACCGAATTATATATTTAAAATGCTAATACGTTACAAATATTAAAAAAAAAGATCGAAATATACTACCTTATATTAGTAGAACTTATAGTATATTTAAAGATATGGATAATTTAGAGAAGAAGGATGAATCGTCCGACAAACCCGTCGACAAACCTACCGACAAACCCACCAACAAACCAAATAGCTATAAAAATGATAAGAATCTCAAAATGGTGGAAGACAATATTATTCGACGGACGTGTCATTATTTATATGAAAAATTAAGACTGAAGGAGGTCCAAGAAAGCACAATGTATCGCCATATTCACGACACCTTTATTTTTCTTATTTGTGTTATAGTCCTTTTCAGTAATAAATTGTCACACCTGGCGATAATATTTATGATTGTGTCGATGGATGCCTTTTCGATTGTTGTTTTACATAGATGCCCTCTTACCGATTTGGAACGTAAATATATTAAACGTTCGTCGTGTGATGATCGCGATGAGTTATTGAATTCGATCGGAGTCTCCTATGATTGTGATCACGAATATGAGAAACAGGTCGAGTTACTTATTAATGTATGGTTAATGGTAGCAGGTAAATGTATGTGTATTATAGTAATGAAAATGTTTAGTATTAAAATTTTTAATTTTAATAATATATATTCTGACTGAATATATAAATTAAGTTGTTTAATATATAGATTAAAAGCTATATATTAAGTAAATGAATATTTACGATTATATAAAAAATTTATATACAAAAGGTAGGGTTTTTACCAAATCGGTAGAATCAAAAATGGCAGATGATTACAATAAATTAATGAATATGTTTTTTCAACCGAACTTGTCAAAAAATATAACAGCATACAATAATATAAAAAAAAACATCGTATCTTGGCTTCTAATTCTAGTGACTGTTTCTATAATATCATACCCAAATATATTTTTAGGCATTGCTACATTTTTCTTTTTTATGTTTATTGCTTATTATTACCACGTTGTAACACACGTTCATAAGAATATATTTTCAATTGTTCATCATTATCACCACGAAAACGATAATTTTTTCTCTCATTTCATTCAAATTGTTCTAGAATTATCAATACCATACCCATTTGTGATGTTTAGTTATTTTTGCAATATCAGTATTTTCAATCCCTGGATAATATTGTATTTTATGTTATTTTATTGTTCGGTCCATAATATTAACTATTCTATCTTTAAAGTGAATAGTGTCCACCGTTTACATCATAAAGAAGTAAATGTGAATTTTGGTCCAGATATATGCGACGTATTATTTGGAACAAAACACATTAGCGAAGATTGTGTAGAAAATACAAACCATTATATACCAAATATATTAATTATAACCGGTATTGTCTTGATACTACAATATCTATGTAAAACAGAATGGGTAAAGCAAGCATTAGTTTTGGGCATAATAAATGTATTATCATTGTGTATTATATTACTGTTTGTTTCATCAATTATTTTATGGCATTTAGAGTGTAAGAAATATAATAATGTCGTAGAAAACCGATTATGTAAGATATCAACCACACCTGTAAAAGATGATCGCGAAATGACGCCGCGAACAAGTGTATCGTTGTCGACACAGTCCTCTGATGAAAAGAAAGAATAACAATAAAATTTGTATTATATCGATTTAATTTTATTAGATCATTTATATAATCTAATTAATATATAATATAGTATAGTAATTAGATTCACAAACATAATATGTTAGGAATAGATACGAATTTAGATAAACGATTAAAAGATACGGAGAGCTGTTATAATTTTGAAAAACTAAATTATAAAACGGGATTGTTGGACGAAACGGTTGACGCGACATATATTATTCATTTAGAAGGGAATGGTAGATACGATAATATTTTAAACCAGCTTGAAGAATATAAACCGACTCAAACGGTATACATTCTATTAAATAAAGGATTTAAATGCTCTAAGAAAGGTATAAAAACTACATCTGCAGATTTAACCGATTGTTATTTACAGATTTTCAAACACGCAAAAAAAGAGAACTTGAATAATATTCTAATTCTCGAAGATGATTTTATATTTAACGATAAAATAAAGGACCCCTTTCATATTAAAAATGTCAATGATTTTCTTACGAGCAAAAATGGCGATAATTTTATTTATATACTGGGTGCTATTACGTGGTTTTTAATTCCATATAACGCTTACAATTATATTCCGTTATGTTTAACCGGGACGCATTGTATAGTATATAGCAAGGCTCATCGCGATGATTACTTATTAAACTATCCCACTCGTCAAGTGGTTACAGATTGGGACGTTAATTATAATATTAATTTTACACCCAGATTTATTTATTACACACCATTATGCTATCAGTTATTCACAGATACTGAGAATTCTAGGGATTCAAAATTTTCCAATAAGTATGTTTCATTTGCATCGGATATGGTAAGATTTTTCAACTATAACATAGTATATAGAATTTTGGGGTTGGATAAACATCCAGAACCAGGGTTTTCAATCTTATATTTTTTTGCCAAACTTATTTTTTATCTTGTGGTGCTCGCATTACTATATACACCATTTATACTGTTTTATATTTATAAAAATTTTAACACTATTAAGGAATATGCATTAAATGTTATTCGTGAAGTTAGGAGACATACATAATTAAAATACGATATGTTCATCAATCCATTTTTTGATTCGGTTATTTGTAGGTTCAAGCATTTTATTTAGTCCATCCATATAACTTGTATACATTTGTTCATTATTCTTTATAAGTATTAGAGTATTATACATAATGTTATACATCTCTTGCGTATATATGTCAGTTATACGTATAAATACATCATCAATATTCCTTACATCTTGCGAATTATCATTTTTATGTATTACAGATGATAATTCTTCGGCGGCACTATTGGCACCGGGAGTATCGCCGTCGTTGCCGACATTTTGGCGATCGTCGTCATCATCGTCGCGCAGAAGCTGTTGTTGATGTTGTTTCTTTTTGTTGTCTTTTTTTGTAAACGATGCCGATGGTGGTGGTGGTGGTGGTGCCCCCGATGCGGACGCTCCTGAATTGCGTGAAACGTTAGAAGCGGGAGAAATTACTAAATTATCTAATTCGAAATGATCCATTCGTTTGGTATTATGACCAGGTGCCAGAGAATCGCCGATCCCACCGCTCCCACCGCTCCCGCCGATCCCACCTTCAAGTATATTTTTATACATTTGTAGAGTATGTAGTATATGTATTTTTTCTGTTTGACTATATGTTCTTATTAAGTTGGCAATACCATTTATTGCCATTTCTATAAGGAGAGCATATAATTTTTTATTGTTAGAATTTGCCTTTTCATTTTTATTTGTCGCCCCTTCATTAAGGAAAAAATAGAATTTCTTAAACCGATAAAATATATTAAATAAATAAAACAAATCTTCTTGGGTATCATTATTATACCACCGTATAACAGGTTGAGAATAATTGGGGTGTTGTATTTGTAGTATATTATTATGAATCGTCAACTTTGTTCCTATTGGCGTAAAAGAAAGATAGCCGATTTGTAGTATTGCTTGTAGGGGTTCCAAAATCGTTTCAAACCTTTCTTTTTTCTTTTTATTTTTTACAGCACTATAGAGCATATTTATTGTCGACTGCATTTTTGGTATATGTTATAGTTATATGTAAACTATTGCGAAAATTATGTTACTAACTATAAAATAGTATTTATATTTAAATATTTTTATGTAAATATACGTTAATATAAATATATGTGGATGTAAATATACGTTAATATAAATATAAATATAAATATATACAATTACATAAATATATACAATTACATAAATATATACAATTACAAATATACTTGAAATGGAAAATATCAATCTGAAGCTCGAGCGTGAAAATGAAAAGTCTAAAAAAAATGTGAATGGAATAATATTAATACTTTCGTGTCAAAAACATAAAGATACGCGATTGAAAGAATTTTCTTTGCATAAGACAAGTTACAATAATTGGGAAGTTATATACGTGATAGGTGATTTATTCTTGGAAAAAGATTATATATTGGATGGTAATTTTTTATATGTAAAATGCGAGGATTCATATTTACATTTATTAAAAAAATTAGTTCTATCTATTAAATATTTGCGTGAACTATTTATGATAAAAGAAGGAATATTAAGATGTGGTGACGACTTAGTGTTTAATGAATCAAATCTGCTTAAATTTATACACAAAAAGACGAAGAAATATGACTATTATGGACAAGCATATAATGGCAAAGACTACAGATGTTCCATTCATACGAAAAATGAATTAATAAAAATTAAACGAGACAATTTTATGATAGACTACTATAATGCTCATAAAGAAGATTTTTTAAATCCACAACATAATTTGAAAAACGTGAATATATCATTATATTCTATGCGCCCTAATATATACGGTGCGTCAGGCGTAATTTATTATATCTCGAATAAAGCTTGTGAAACATTAATTCGACATATGGAGAGTATACATTATAATATTTTACACTATGATAGATTTACCAAGAGTTACCCATATACAATAGAAGATTGCGCCGTTTCTTTTATAATGTATATCAATGGTATTGATTTCATACACAACTGGTGCTTTTATGATACACCACATATAGAGACAATTGCGAGGCATACAAATAAGTTTAAGTAAATATTGCCTATTATTCATTTTTATTTTCCAAGATAGCGACACACGTATTGTCAATAGGGTCTACAGGGTTGATTTTACTAATAACGGATTCAATCGGTTCAACCTTATTCACAATATTATTCCCCTCTACTTCAGCGCCAACTTCAGCGCCTACTTCAGCGCCAACTTCAGCGCCAACTTCCGCACCCACTTCCACACACACGTCAATCGAATTAAGCGTATCATTGGGATCTACATATACTAGGCTACTCGATGAATTCGAGTTATGAGTAGTTGTGTTTGTATAAGTCAAATGTTTTTTTTTCAAGAATGAGTTATGACTTTTTGATATAGAAATAGGTGTTCCATCTTCGTAGACATTTGATAAAAATATATTATTTGAAAAGGATAATTTAATACTCGGTATATCGTGTTTCTCGCACCAACTAATACATTTTTGTATATTATTTTTTTTAATTGACTCAATTTTATCGTGACTATTACGATTTGTAATAATATTCAATGTAGTAATTATATTTTCCAACTGACGCTGTCCCAATATAGCATTTATTTCCTCTATCTTATTTAAAAAATAATAATCGTGTTCAATCTTCAATATCGATGCTACAGTTTTCACATCATTTAATTTCGCAAATTCTTCAACAAAAGTATCAGCAAGTTTTAAAGACGAATCTAGCAAGAACTTTTTACATATTATATACTTTTCCGAATTCGCCAATCTGCTTGTATACGGCTTTGTAATATATACTTCGGCATATATAGATGATAATATATATAATAAGTCCACTGTTAATTTCGAAAAAATATCAAATATTTTTAAAATAAAATGTCCCCCTTTTTTCTGCATCGTAACTGCGTATATAACTTCAGAAATGATTAATTTACTTACTAATTTCTCTTGTTTATTGAAATCGATAGACACATCAATACCACCATCCGCAGTAATAATATCCATCGAATTCATATATCTATCTTTACAATATTTATAATTCTCTATATTTAAAAGGTCGCCGGTATTATCTTCGCCTCTTATTATTTTAACATTTGGGTTATTATCTAAGAAAGTATTGCTCTTCTTCCATCCTGGACATCCAGGATCATCGTTTATAAGCGTCATACCATAGTATATATCCTCTGGGTTTTTCCTTATGTGAGATGTAGCCTCGATAAATCCTCCGGGACCTTCGGCTAAATGAAACGTGCTTATACTTGGCAATACACAGTTGATTCTAATTTCATCGAACTTGAATAATTTCCATAATTCTATCATTTTATAAAATGAACGGGATAACGGTTTTAATTTACTAATCGAATTTTTATTTCCTGGAATTATGGCGTGAATGAATTCGTATGGATTTGTGAATTTTTTAATACTATCCCAGGTGTCGGCGGATATTTCAATTTGTTTTTTAAATTTTGACAAAAAATCAAATAATGAATGCGATATATATGAATTTTTAGGATATATATGAGACGCGGTATTATTGACATTACTATCTTCATTTGATGATTCAAATGAAAAAGAAATATTTTTATGAATTTTTAGATTTATACCTGATGTTAAAATATAATAGGACATCGATGTTTTGTTATATGTATGTAATAAATAATATTTAGATTGTTTACGTGATATTATTTATTGATTAATTGCCTGATTCAAAATATTATATGTTTCGGGAATTTTTATATATTTAGGGAATTTTTATATATTTAAGAATTAATATATATTTAGGGAATTTTTATATATTTAGGGAATTTTTATATATTTAAGAATTAATATATATTTAGGGAATTTTTATATATTTAAGAATTAATATATATTTAAGAATTAATATATATTTAGGGAATTTTTATATATTTAAGAATTAATATATATTTAAGAATTAATATATATTTAGGGAATTTTTATTTTATTATATATAGTTAATTTATAAGAATAAATTTGGAAAATGGCCAAAAGAAGTAGACGTTCTAGTAGTAGAAGAACAAAGAGACATTCTACGCGTAGTCGTAGACATCATCGTGCAAGGCACACTAGGAGACGCAGGTAAACGGGATGTATGATGAATAATAATTGTATATTATTTGTTTTTTAATAAAAATTGAAATCATAACAACATACAGCATTATGTATTTATGATTTATTCACACTATATTCATCCTATCCGCGAGTCTAATATACTATTTATCTTTATCTTTATTTTTATCTTTATCTTTATCCTCACTGCTCTTTTTAGGTTTACTTTTTCCCTTTAGTATTGCCGAAGATGATGACGGTTCTTCTGGCAAAGATAATTTAGCAAATATTGCATCCTGAGGACTAATTTTTCCTAGTTTTGACGCCGACGCTTTTGTCCCTGCTTTTGATTTCTCTAGTATTGATGGCGACGATGATAATGGCGACATAGAACTCGATTCAGCAGAAACCGGCTGAAGGACAGCAGATTTTTTCACGACCAACGGTGATGATGATGATGATGTCAATAAAGACGATTTGCCTAAAGAGCTAGTTCCAGATACAGCCCCCATCGAAAACAAGTTTGACCCTTTTATAGATTTCTTTTTAGAAGATGCCGCAGGCGGTGCAATAGAACCAAATAATTGCGAAACAACTGTATTTGAAGCCTCAGGAAGACTTTCTGATTCCAATTCTGATTCCAGTGACCGAAGTTGAGCAGCTCCGCTTGGCCTATACTTAAGCGAAGACGTTCCTTCTCCCTGACCCTCGCCCATTGACTCGGCAAACTTTAGCGCCGTCATTTGTGCTACCTTGGTATCCCTGCGATTCATTTTTTCTTCAAATACGTTAACACCAGTAACACTTCTATATACGTCGTCGACATCTACACTTGATATTTTTTTGAATACAAAGTATCGATTATAGAACGATATTTGCTTCTCTTTTGCATTCATATATGGCGCGGATCCATATCTATTTCTCAGTGACTGGTCTTGTTGTATATCCGCTTCCATTCTCGCATATAGTTCGCTAAACATTCCCGTGCCATTTGGCAGCCCCAATTTATTCGCATCTTCGCGTTTAATTAATTGAAAACCGTAGCTATCCATTAGCTGTGTAAAGTATGTGAAGTTTACAAGATATTCCTTTATTGTTTTGTTTATGGAATCTTGATATACATTTATAGCATAACCGACAGAACTTATATCGTCGTCAAATGTAGTCTGAGAATAATCCTTGGTAACCTCCCAAATTTTCACCCCGTCTATATTCAATGCGATTGAATTACCTCGCGGCATCGAACGCAAGGCATTAAACATAGATACTCCATCATAACACGCCCCTATAAAATATCCATCTACTTTTGTGCATTGACTTACATTTTTTATAAAGTTATTTAATTTTTCAATATTCTCAAAGAAATAGTGTAGAGCGAACTGGCACGAAGATATATTAAATCCGTCGCTTGCTTTCCCATATTGGCGATAAACACCTTTCCCTAATACTCCCTCATCTTTGGGCCCCTCATTGAATAAAGCACGAACAATCTGCTTTCCTTTTTCCGTGAACACAGCGTCGCCGGATTTTATATTTGCGCTACTGTCGCCGTTCACGAATAATGCATAAGGCATAGATCGAAACTTTTTGCGATAATTTAGAAAACGAGCACACGCTCCATCTACGCGATTTTCAATATTGTCTTTTGATAAATCGATACCAAATACAAACGATAATTTTGCCTCAATCCATTTCGGGAAATCGCCTGCTTTACCTACAGCATAGTCGATAAGCGTATTACCCTTGGTCGCCGTTTTGGTAATTAAAATTTTTTTCACATATAAGTTATGGAAATCGCGCATTGCACGTGTCTGGCTATCACCGCTACCGCGGTTATAATATACATCATCGTCTGCCAACTCATCGGGAATATCACGACCAGTTGTTATCATTTCTTCGCTAATCGGGTTATGAATAGAATACCAGTTATTATTCGCCACGTGATACGCATTTCCGTAATTTTTGATTCCCCTCTTATATTCCGCCGTCTTGTCGTATCGCACGCGTTCGGCAACCCACCGCCAGTGTTTAGGTCTACTAGCATCATAACTGAATTCAACAATTGTTTCATCATCGAATATTTCTTCATTCTTAGTAAACATTTGAAGAACGCCATTTTCGTCTTCGCGTAGAGGGATATTACAAATACACGCTTCAGGATCGTATGGGTTAGTGGGATAAAATGGGACAGGTTTATATCCGTCTTCGAGGTCGACATCTCCGGCGCGTGGTATATTGTCTTCAATGATGGCCGCGCAAGGATTGATATATCCGTGTTTTCGTTCATCGTAGCCTACGCGCAAAATAATAGTTTTATATTGTTGTAGCTGTTCGCTTTTCAATGTATCTATGCCACTTTCAAAAATATTGCCGACAAATTCTTTAAGACTTTTATCTTTTTTGGTCGTGATGAGGAAATCTATTGTGTTTTGATTGAGCGGTTTCCATTTAAATGACATATCCCATGTTGTTTTGTGGAGAGGACCAGCAACTCCAACTTTATTGCTTCCAACGCCTGTATGGACAGGTGTATAAATAAGTCCATCAACATTATATTCGAATATACCAGATTTTTGGCCGCGCACAATTAAACTACTACAGGCAAATATATCTTTTTCAGGTGTGGCTACTTCAAATCTCTTAGAGGTAATTCTGATAGGGACAACATCGCCACTAATAACTGACTGAGCATTCATATATCGCAGTGTTTGTTTTAATAATTCAAGACGTGATTCTTGGTTTCCTTTTCTTACACCGCGCAATGATTCACCAGCTTCCAACTCACTTTTGCGCTCTTGTTCGCGTCTACTTGCGGCGGCACGCATTCTACGATGCTCTTCTGCCTCTTCAGGTTCTTCTTCGATTTCTTCCCTTAGTCGCGCAACGTCTTGTTCTTCGACTAATAAGTTTATGAACGTATTATGGCGAACATCACTACCATTTAAGAAATATATATCGAAAGCAGCAAATAAGTTTATATAGTCGCCTCGCTTGTTATGTAAGATGTGCTCACCGTCAACAAGAGTATTATATATTTTTTCTTCTCTAGATATAGCGCCAGTAAATTCAAAGTCCATATTGGTATTAATTAAATATATGCGTCCATTGGGTGCTATATATAACATTTTTCGCATTCCGTCTGCTTTGTCGGTTACACTATAGTGGTTTCTTATATTGGGTGTAGTACAATCTTCATTGACAGGTGCAATGTTTAATACCTGAAGGGTGTATGATGATGGTCCAATAAAGTGATTGGGCGTGAGATGAATAGTTACGCCGGATTCGATAATTTCTTCAACTTCAGCTTGTTTTCCTTTTGAACTGGATGATTTTGCTGCAGACAATCTTTTCATTTTTTCTTCAGGGTGTAATAAATAGTAATATTGTTGCTTTATTTTAAATAATTCTCCATATGACACGGGAAAATTTGTGCCTTGTATTCCAGCTAATACGAGTTTAATACCGGTTCTTAAGTAGTCGGCTAAAACAATGCCGCTTCGAAATCGTGTTCCTGCGCCGACTTTTGAATTATCTACTTCAATTTCTATCTCGTATTTAGGCTCACATTCGGATACTTTTGCTGATTTGAATGAATACTCAAGAATGGGGTGACCGTCTTTGCGATGTGATTCTTTTACGACAGACAGGTCGACGTGAAACGGATAATCAGCGTGAACAAGAGTTGTTCGATTAATATGGCGAAATATTTTCTTGTCATTTTCCCACGTAGATATTATAGATTGTGCTACATCGGATGTTTGAGGGATGAGACTTTCTTTTTGATAACTGAGACGAAAGTTGAAATCGTCGAAGTCTACAGGAGGTATAATTTCTGATCCTTCTTTTGCTTTTGTTTTTTTGATAAATCTGAAATTGACAGCGTCGATTTTATCTGTCCTACAGTAGGTTTGGATACTATTTAGTCCGTATATTTCGGCGCGAATATAAGATAATTTTCTCTTGCCTGTGGAGATGTCAGTAAATTCGGATTGTATTTTGAGACAATACTCTTGAGACTTGATTATTTTGAACCCGGATGAAATAAGTTTTTTTATGACATTGTCGAAATCGTCTTTGGTTATTTGCTTGATACCCTTAGTTCCAAATTTGACCTCTAATTCAGAAAGGCCGTCTTGTTTATTTAATACGTTGTCTAAATATTTTTGCGTCATTATATTGAACATATCTTTGGTAGTTGCGGTTGTATGTTTTGATCGTGATACAGACATAATTGTTATGTGTTATCTTTGTATACCGTTGTATATATAATTCAACATATTATTTTATATTGTAATCAATTTTATAATACAAAATAATACAAAATAATTAAACAATCAACAAAAATAGCGAATTATAATTTTTGTAATATACTAGAATAAATTTCGGCCTTTGTTTTTTTCTTATTTGATTCATTTGTAATAGAAATATCAAGTTTGTTACAAATATTAACTAACTCTGCTATAGAATATGATGTAATAGCGCGAAGAGGTTTGTCCAGAGCTTCCATTTTCCAATGGCTTTCTTTTATTTTTTCTATATATTCACAAAACTGTGGTGACGTGTGTTTATCATTGGACATACCCACAGAATAATTATGTGTTTCGGGGTTATATCGAATAATATTTATAGGTTTTTCGGCGTTTACGATCATATCATAATATGTATTATTGTGAACATAAAAGATATTTATATTGTAGAATAGAGACAATGCTTTTAATGTTTTGAGTGTAATAGTTCCCATTACCCCCGATTCAAAAGAAGTTTTCGATATTTTATTGTCTTTTAATAATTGTTTATTATCACCCTTCTTTACCTTTTCGACTGTTTGAATTTTAAACTGTTGTTCGGCTGTAAAATAATTTGTTTCATATTCGTATGATTTATATCCATTACATAAAATATAGAAACACCAAAAAAGGGAGTCAGTTTGTTTTGGCGTGAAGTAGTCATTAGGAGAAGCATTTTCGTTGTGTTGTTCTGATAAATGTAAGATTTTATTTGTTGGTTCGTTGGTGGGATCCGGAGTAGAAATAGGAATATTGTTTTTTTTATTTTTTCTACTTTTAACAGCGTGTTCTGGTATAACGGCATTATTTGTATTGCTAGCATCACAAGATAGAGCCATATGTTGACAATTTTTAATAAATGTATCTGATAACATTATACTTTTTAATGCTTTAATTTTCTCTTCCATTTCTGTTATAGCTGACGCATATAAGTTATATTGATCAGTCATATTTATGAATTGTTTTTTAATAACAGAATTCAAAGATGAAGCGACGGAACTATTTCCGTTTATATCTTTTGTTTTTTTTAGCGACGCTGAATTTTCGGATAATTTAGTTGTCGGTGTCGGTGTCGGTGTCGGTGTAGGTGTAGACATCGTT